CCAGATGTGTCGTATCCAAGCGCGGTCGTACTAGTGTTGTTGCTAAAATTCAGATAGAACCCATTAGTCCCATATGATCCAGTGTACTTTTTAGGAATCCATACACCAGTAGTTGAGCTTGTTTCACCAAAAGATGATGGAGTGAGAGCTTGGCCGTCGATGAAGTTGATTTCGGTGAGGTAGCCGTCGAAATAAGAGCCACCAGAAGTCCTTCCGGCAATAAGAAATTGATAAGTAGAATTGATCCATGTATTAGCATTTTGAGCTAACTGAAGAGAGTAAGTTAGTATTTGGTTAACACCATTTACGTATATTATTGTTCTATTATTGGAAGTTGCTTGTGTAGTATCCACCGAAATTACAACGTGATACCAAGCGGAGGAATCTCTAAAAACAGCGTTTGTCGTTATCGTTAAAACGCCGCCAGAACCATTATCTTGTAGTAAAGCTAACTGATTAGAACTATTAAACCAGCACAGCGTGTAAATGCCTGAGCCATTCCCTGCTTCAAACACACATTCATTAGCGCCTAACACACCGCGCTTTACCCACGCGCTGAATGTCCAAGTTTTTTGATTCCCCGCACTCGCAGGTGTACGACTCAAATAAGCACTAGCACTGGATCTGAAGCGCAAAGAGTTACTAATGGTGTACTGCTGCTGACCACCACCAGCCGCCATCATCAACTGTCTTTCAACACTCATTTATAACTCCTTATGCGTTCTGTCCAGCAATAAATGCGTACCAAGTTGTACCGCCATCCCAAGTCGTCAGCACAAACGTATCAACCTTGCCATTAGTGCTAGTTAACGTTGGCGCAGTACCACTTGGCCACTTCACAGAAGATCCCCAAGTAACCGTTCTTGCAGTGCCATCCGCAGTAAATGACAGCGTTAGCGCGTATGCAGTCCCAGATGCTGGAACATTGCTAAAACTAAGCGTAGTGATGTTTGCGTTTAGCGATACCGCAAACACGTTACCAGCAGAGCAATCTAGCGTTAACGTATTTGTAGAAATGCTTGGTGCAGTCTTGGTTTCTTTAGATCCAGTAATCGTTGCAGTTACAAGCGTTGGTGAAGTCGCAAATACAGCCGCACCAGTACCAGTTTCATCTGTCAGCGCTGCTGCAAGATTTGCACTGCTTGGTGTAGCAAGGAACGTTGCTACATTGGTTCCAAGCCCAGAAACACCAGTAGAGATTGGAAGGCCAGAACAATTCGTTAACGTGCCAGATGAAGGAGTTCCAAGCGCACCCCCCGGAGCAACGTAATCAGTTCCAGCAGTTGCTGCGCTAAATGACGTTCCATCACCCTTAACGACACCAGTAACAGATGTACTCAGCGTCAATGTTGGCGTTGTGCCACCAGAAGATGTACCAGCAAGACCATTTGAAGATGCAACAGAAATACTAGTGACAGCACCAGATGCAGCCGCATCTAACGTACCGCCAACAAAGGTTAATCCAGATCCTACGGTGACATTACTGAATCCACCAGCACCATCACCATATAGGATTGAAGTGCCGGACGTTGCTGGAGCATAGTCAGTACCAGAAGATGCAGCAGAAATAGCCGTTCCATTGCCCTTCAGAAGCCCTGTAACAGACGTTGCAAGCGTAATCGCTGGAGTAGAGCTTGCGTTTGCAACCGTGCCTGTAAAGCCGTTAGCTGAGACTACAGAAACAGTTGTGACAGAGCCGCCACCACTGGTAGAGACAAGCGTTCCACCAGAAAACTGCAAGCCAGAGCCAACAGTAACATTGCTAAAGCCCCCAGCACCATTGCCATAAACAATGCTAGTGCCTGACGTAGCAGGTGCATAATCCACACCAGATACAGCATTTGTGAAGCCTCCAGAGCCATTGGCTTTAAGGATTGATGTGCCAGATGTAGCTGGAGCGTAATCAACACCAGACGTAGCGTTTGCTAAACCGCCACCATTGTTGGCTTTTACAATCGCGGTCCCCGTTGGAGGGATAAGGTAATCAGTATTGGCGGCTGCTGCTGAGACTACACCAGCAGAACCTTTGAGAATTCCAGAAATGCCACCGATCTTTAGCGTTGAAAACGTACCAGCCGCTGGATTAACTGCACCAATGGTAGTTCCATTGATCGTTCCACCCGTAATGGTGACGGTATCTGAGATAACCGCGCCTGAGAACCCAGTAGTGCTAATCTGAAGCCCACTAGAGACACCATTAGCATCAGTAATGTACTGCAACGATGACGTTAGGCCACCTGGAACTTGTAGCAGTCCATTGTAGGAAAATAGAATCTTTTGAGGGCCAAGATTAGACATAATTTAGCCTCTTACGAGAGGAATTTAAGCTTATATAAGACAGTATGATAACTCGAAACTGCCTCATCTATAAGGTTTTGTATCGCGGTTTCATCCTTGTCAGCCGCCTTGTATCGATTGGCTTCAATCCAATCTAGCTGACTACGCAAAATGCGCTCAATAGAGCCACCAACCTTACTTTTAAGGTACGGAATCTGGAGCAACTTACCTTCACATCCTTGATAAGACTCTGCAATCGCGTCTGCTTTCTCTACGATGTCGTTGTAGAACTCCTGCAACGCCATGTGTGCAGCAAAAGAGCGCGTTTTAAGATGCTCTCTATGGGCAATTTCCCTGGATAAGAACAAAACTGCAATTAACTCACCCATTGTTGATCCATCCGCGAGCTAAGTGACGCTGAACTTCTTCTTCAGACCATAAGCGCTTAACAACGCTTGATCCTGGGTCCATCACAAAAACAGGAAAACCAGCATTGGCTGGCTTTTTCTTATTTAATCTAGCAATGACATCCTCAACTTCCTCAATCGGAACATCATTGATGGTTTGAGCCTCAATCGCTGGCTCATCTTTAATCTTTCTTGGCCTACCCATGTGTTTTTACACCATGATAATTAGCAAAATGGGGGCCGAAGCCCCCACTAAGCATACAATCCTTACGGATTGGTTCCAGCAACGATGCCGATGTTATTGAATGCAGTTACACCAAAGTCGGTCTGGACAGGGTAAGAGCGAGCAACAAGCACCAGATAAGTATCTGCCGCAGGAGTCAGGGAACCAGCAGTCGGATTAATGTAACGAATAGCCAGCGTATTTGCTGCGGAAACCCGAGCGCCTACGATAGCGGTTGCATTACCCGTGCTTGCGGTCGTTGAAACAGCAACAAAATCGCCAACCGCCAAGCCAGAAACAGTAAAAGTCTGTTCTGCTGAAGTTGCAGCCCCTACGCTTGCAGGAGTTACAGCAACAGACAGTACCGCCTGACCGCGCTGGATATTAGCATTAACGATATTTGGACCAGGATTAGACATAGTAACCTCCTATTAACCAGTTACGCGGGTTGCGAGTTCGGGATAGATGGTTGACCAGCCATACAGTACGTCAAGACGGCAAGGCAGCTGATCGCTGTTAATGTCGTACTGACGAACCAGACGAATGGAAAGACCATCGGCAGACGCACGCCCAGCCATGTCAACACCCTGCGGCAGCAGAAGGTCAGCAGTACCCAGTGCAAATGCATCTTTGTGGAATGCCAGAGCCTGTGCATAGGTTGCAGCAGAGCCTGAGCTACCAGAAAGAATGGTTGCAGTGCCAGTCGGAATCGAACCTGTTGAACTGGTAACGTTCTGGAACTGACCAGAGAATACCGGAGTCGGGAAGATTGACAGGCTGGTAGAGCTACCAGCAGCCGTTGAGGTGATGACAAAGTTACGCAGCGCACCAGTAGACTGACGAGACTGCGGGTTAACTGCATAAACACCAGGAATGGTGAACACAGTACCCTTGGTCAGAGTGCCAGAAGTGGAGCTAACAGCCAGCGTAAACGTGGTCTGTGCATTGGTCTGAACTGAGCCACCAGCCTGTGCAGAAACGGTGAAAGCCGTTGCCGTACCAGTGGTAAATGAGCCAGTGTTCTGATCCATTGCAAAGTTAAAGCCAAGGGTAGAATCGCCCAGGCCACCTTTCTTGAAGATAGCGCTGATCGTACCCTGCGGATTAAACAGGTTGGTCAGACCACCAACAATGCCTACTTCGATTGCGGGATCAACAACAAATGAACGATCTTCGTCCATCGGTGCTGCTTCCTGGTTCAGACGCTGACGAGCGGCAAGGATCGTGCTGATAGCTTCAGCCTGAGTCGTTGCACCATCGGTAAGCTGACCGGGAGTACCAACAAGGTTGTAGACGTTGTAGAACTGCTGCAAACCATCGTAATCGATTTTGTTAGCAATCGCTGCAACAGCAGGCTTGATGAAACGATCAGAGAAATCACTGATGTTCATCGTCAGATCCTGAGTCGTAAACGCCATGTCTACGCCGAACTGGGTATCCAGAGTCAGCGGAACATAGGTTTCAACTGAAGATTCAACCTGAAGCGCAGGACCAGTACGACCTACATAGCGCGGGGGCTTACGCAGGTTGACAGTAGTACCAATTTTAGCGCCTTCAATGGCGAATTTATCGTCATACTGACGAGATACAGCACGAGTAAAAACGAGGTTGTTGGTCAGTACCCGCAACGCTTCGTTAGTTATCATTGATATAGTTAAGAGCGAATTGCTCATAACGACCTCCGAAATGAAAAAAAGTAAGGTTATTAGCCTAAGTTTTCTCAGATGGGAGCCGTTCCCTCGAATGATCTGATTGTGCCGCGACTATCCCAGGCCAAGGATCAGTCGGTAAAGCATATTTATCACAATAATTTATCTTTGTAAACAACAAGTTCTGCTGATTTTCTTGCGGCACAAGCATCAAGATAGCTTTCAAAATATCCAAGATGCTTTTGCTTTCCGTCAACATTGATCTTTGCCACCCATCGCTTTCCTGTTTTATACCAATAAACCATTGTAATTCCAGTAGTTGATTTCCTTGGTTTTGTTATTTTAGGAATGCGTTTTTGCACCGTTTGATTGCTTTGCTTGTTCCCCAATCGAGCTTGCCTATTTTTTTCTTTTGCTTCACTGGTATGTTTAGCTCCCTTCCTATATGAGTTGCCTTTGTGGATTTTTGAGCTAACTGATTTTGCATAATCAGATGTGACTTTCCCTCGTTGAGCTAATCCTATTTTTTCCCTTGCGTCTTTTTTGTGTGAATAGCCCGAGATTCCCTCGCCCCCGTCAGTAAAATTTACTAAATTTACCCCGCTATCTTTGAGTTGTTTGATATAAATTTTTTCTAAATCAAACGCTTGCAATTCATTAAAACAGTGGATTATTTCAATGATGATGTTGTTGCGCCCATACTTTGCAACAATGTTTTTATGCCATTCACTACGGCAATAGAAATTGTATGCTCGCTTTCCATGCCCTTTGCCGACATAAAACGGCGTTCCATCAGGCTTCTTGTGGATGTAAACGTAGAACTGCTTCATAGATCACCATCACGATTGGTCACGCTAGAAGATGCGGCTGTCTGGGCGTGAATCCAGACGGAGTTTCGAACCTCCTGCCGCATAGCCAGTATACACAAAAAAGCCAGGGCGGTTTAGACCCTGGCAAGTATGAGTGAAAGTCAGCGTTGCGCTGACGTATTCACTATAGCATTTATCGTTTATACATCGCTTGACGCTTTGCGAGATCCTCTGCGTTACGCGCAGCAATGTATTCAGCCGTAGTCATATCCGCGTAATTGCGTTTAGATCCTGCTGGTGCTCCAGCCGCCCCGTTAATAGGTTTAATCGGTGCTGGTGCATTACCCACTTTCCTTGGTGCGCGGTTAATGAGTTCAGCTAGTTTCATTCCAGCTTCAATGGTGTTTCTTGCACCAGCAATCTCGTATGCAACATCAAGATTGCGCCCTAGTGTATAAGCAATATCTGGGCCATTATCCATTCCAAGTAATGCTTCACGGATGACAGGATTCTGCGCCAAACGCGGATCAGATGTAATGCCTTCAATGACAGCATCATAATCAGCGTACTTGGCCCTAGCCGCTGCTTCAGCGGTTTCTAGCTTCGCTTGCGCTGCCACCATAGCTTGCTGGCGCTGTCTGGTTTCATACTCTTGTGCAATGGCTTGCTTCGCTTCTTCCACCGCAGAAACGCGAGTGTATTGCAGCATAGCTTCCATGTATCTTGGATCATATTGACCACCAGCGAAATCAGCGGGATTTGGAGGCGCAAGCTTTTGCTGTTCTGGCTCCTGATTGGGAGCGAACCTTTGCAGCATCTGCTCCTGTTGCGCGAGGATCTTTTCAAGGCGTTCAGCCTGACGGCGAGCCTCATGTTTATCTCTGGTGAGTTCATCTATCCTGCGCTTGTACCAAGGGTCTTTGCCTTTACTCTCTCCTTCGTCGTTAGTCTCTTCGCTAGTAGATTCCAGTGCGGATGATTCAAGATCTTCCGCTGTAACTTCTTGAGCATCCGTAGTCTGGTCTGTCTGCTGCGCCTGATCGTCTTGGATCGTGTCAAATACTTCATTGTCATCACTCATTATTTTCTCCGGGCTTTGATTCGCCTGTTAGTGCTTCTGTATCAACCTTCCTTGTCATGCCACCAGGGGAAGGTGGTCTTTGCCCCTGTGCAGCTTGATTGGGTTGAGACTGGCTCTGAGCCGCCATCCTCTGCTGCTCTTCATCAAGTCCAGCCTCAATAACTTCTAGTTCTCGGTTGGCCTCAGATGCTTCAGCCGCACCAGTATTAAGCATCATCATGAGGTTTTCACGCACAGCATCTTGTAACTGCTGGTCAGTCATCATGATTTTGCTTTCTACGTCCATGCGCTTGGTCTGAGAGTCATACCATTCACGTTCTTTTTCGTTCACCAGCAGGGAATTCTGGTGATTGAGCTGTGCAATCTGCTGACTCATTTGCTCCATCTGAGAAGCCATTTGCTCCATCATCTGTTGCGCCTGGATGATCTGCGGATCTACTTTAGTTCCATCCGCAGTTGGTTGAAGCTGTGGAGGAAGCAATGCTTGCAACCGCTTTGCAATCTCATCCGCTCCTGGCCAATCCATGTTCTTCATCATCAAATCGCCAATCATCTGGAATAGCTGCGGGTTAGCCTGAGTCAGCGATAGCATCATATTGGCTGCTTCATCACGCTTGGTTGCGTAGCTAGGACCAGCATCACAGACAACGTCATATTCTCCAATCGTAGGGTTATAGATGCTGTCTACTGCTGGATTGTCAGTGTGCGCACTAGCCTGTGGAAGGTTAGGATCTAGCTGAATATTCTTTGGCGAGCCATCTTCACCAATGATTCTGATAACCCTTGCGCGGTTATAAACACGAGGAATCATATTTAACACAATGCGCCCAACCTGACGGATTGAGCGGTTGAGGTTATCTTGGAAATGGAAGTTTCCAGTTTCTGCTTGCTTCTGTCTAAGCAATAGTGCGCGGCCAGAGGTTTCATTAGACTCACCACCAAGGCTAGGCTGGTAGATGCCCATGCTCTGCATAATGTCATTCTCAGCAAGCTGAATGGCTTGCATGATTGCGCTAGATGCTTGTGGTGGTTGTGCGCGCTGTGGTGCGCTAACTGGTGTTCCAGCAATAGATATTGGATCGTATTCAAGATAAGCCAGTGAATCTCTGTTCGCTCTAGCCCAGTTAGGATCGGTTTCAAACTGTCCAGCAACACCAATGAATGGAGCTTTTGGTGCTAGTGCTACGTTTTCCGCATTGGCTGACAAATAGTAGTTGTATAGTCTTTGTGCATCCTTTGCGTTACGCACCAGGCCAGTGATAAAGCGCTTACCTTGTAGCCAAACTTCTTGACCAATGACGGGAACGACTGGAATGTATTTGGTTGGTACTTCAGTCTGCTCTAGGACGGAATGTCCACCAACCTTGCACCACATGCAGCGCTTGATGTCAGCCATGCGCGTTTCACCAGTCTCAGGATTGGTGATTTCCTGCATGTTATGTTCAAGGTAATAGTACTCAGCGATACGCACTGAATCCTTGGTGTACCAGCCTTGTTGATCGCCATTACCAGCAGCTTCCCAAGAGGTGATGTCTACATCGGGATACAAGCGCTTGAACTCATCCTTTGAAATTTCTTCAGCAATGATCGCCCATTCAGCATCTGATCCATCTGGCTGTTGGCTATGTGGATCATAGTAGACCTTCATCGGGTCTGGGATACGATCAATGTAAATCTCTTGGTCAAATGACGTATCACTGGACCAGTCGTTACGCACACGAATGTAACCAAGACCGCAATCAACCTGCCATTCTACAGCCGTGTCGTAGGCAATAGAGGCGTTAGAGTTATCCTGGATATGACGCGCAATACCCATTAACACTTCTGCGGTCTCAGCGTCAGCTTCATCATTTGCTGGACGATAACGGATACTAGGAGTGTTCTGCCTGATTTCGTTTACGACCCGATCACGGAACTGAAGCAGACGATTAACGACCAGCATTGGCCGTTCCTTTCCTGGTTTGTTTCTGTCGTACTTAGCTGCTTCACTCCATTGATCGCCAAGACGCGCAAAGCGAATGTCATCTAGCCGATCTTGTCGTCCCTGGCCTTCGAAATCAACCGCCTGTTGGAAGCGCTCACGAATCTCAAGAAGAATATCTTTTTCTTCTGGATCTCCTTCACCAAGGCCAACAGAATTAATTACAGCATCGCTATCGAGATTAGCCATATTTTTGTACCTAGAAACTCATCCAGCTAGAAGCACCAAGATCCCTTGGCTTACGTTGTCGTATATTATCATTCCTAAAGCTATCTATGCATGTTGCTAGATATCTAAAACAGTCTGCTCCATGACTGTATTCATCATGGAGTGGTCCACCAGGTTGGTTAGTGGTTGCATTAATTGAGCGGCGATAACGCTTGAGACATTCTTGCAGACGCGCTGTTTTCTCTTTATCCATCCAAACGCGAGGAAATAGCATACGACTTAAACGTATACCATGCTCAACATCACCAATAGGAATAACTTCAGTCTCCCATCCAAGCATCGTCATAATCTCAGCCGCGCTCTTTCCGGTCTTGTAGTCTTTGTGGACTGCATCGTGCGGTAGCCACATCTTGCCCCAGTTCAAATTGCGCTTGCGTAGCTCTGCGCTATACCAGTCGAGCGTCTGGAATGACTCTTCGATGTAATCGACAATGCGACACTCAGAGCCAGCACGTTGCGCCAGGATGATAGACATAGCATCGTTCCAGCCGAGGTCGACTACAACGTGCGTCTTGAGCATTGGATCTGGTGTAACGAGGTTAATGCGATGTTGCTCCACCATGAGTTGAAACTCATCTGCGTAGATCGCACCATCAACAACAGTCTTTGGCTTACCTAGCCAGATGTTTTGATAATCCTTTGGGTTATGCGCCTCGCAGTGCAACCGCTCACGCTCTAGCACCTCAGGGAACCAGGGATTGTCGTTGTAGTTAATCTGAACAACTAACGAGTCTGGAACTTGATTAGCAATGAATCTAACGTATGTGTCATCCGTGTCTAAATCTGGGTTCATTGTTACCCAGATCTCTGAACCTTCAGCGCGGATCGTTGGGATGAGAATGTCCCAGGATTTCTTAGATACGCTCTGTGCTTCTTCGATCCAACAGATGTTAATGTTGGCCATTGATTTAATGGACTCAACCGTGTGGTTAGCTAGGCCAGAGAATGTAAAGACTGTGCCATTAAGACCGCGTATTTCTGTTTCTGTGACTGTGTAAAAGTATCCAAGGTTTAGCTTCTGGATCTGATCGACAAGCAGTGTATGTACAGACTGCTTAATTGACTTCTGCACTTCTCTAGCACAAAGAATCCTTAATGGCTGCTCTGCACCTTTGATTAACAGTGCAGATGAAACAGAAAAAGACTTACCTGAACCACGCCCACCATGAAGGATCTTGTAGCGGAATGGTTCAAATAAGTCTTTTAACTTTGGGGGAAACTTTGCTTCAGTCTCCAAACTTCACCTTGATTGCGTGTTGGATTGGGCCACCATCTGAGCCAGTGATCTGACGCTTTTCTACATAAACACCAGATGCTTTGCCGCATAATTCTTCAGCTTTGATAGCTGCTGCAATCTGACCTTCTTTGATTGCAAGTTCAGCAAGCTCTTTTAAGCGCTCAATATGTGATTCCAGTGTAATCATTGCTTTGGCTGCAATTGGTTTTCTTAGTTCTTCGACCCTTTGCGCTATGTTAGTGTCTGCCATTAGTTTTGAGGCATTTACATTGACACTAGTGTCTTTAGTTGTTGGCCTTACATTAAACGCTTCGCGATACGCATCAGACTGTGTTTTGCCAGAGGCTACAGCTAATGCAAACTTTTCTTGTTTTGGTGTAAGTGTCATCGCCTTAACAAGTCACTCAGACTTACTCCATTTCTACTAACAATGTTTGCAAGCGCATCATCAAACATGACGTAGTTGCGTGATCCAGTGCCAGCAGAACGTGAGCCTTGATCTAAGTAGCGGATGCCGGGGATGCCGTGACGACTCAGGTCGCGTGAAAGGTTTTCAGGACCGAATGACTGTTGAGCCATCTTGTAAAACCATTCTCCCGGCATCCCTTTCATTTCAGTTGCGTCAAGAATATCTTTACCATCACTCTCAAGACCCAATGATTTGATTTCATCAGCGTATTTTTGTAACGCAGACATTATCTTGGGTTGCTCGGCGAGAGGCGCATCCCAATCCAACAAATGATGTTCACCAAGAGGATCAGCCGCTTCTCTTGCGGGATCTGGCCATTTGAGTTCGACGTTGTAAAGATTTCCACCAGCTTCTTGTTTGATTTTTTCTATCTCAGCTAAATGCCTTGCTTCGGCCTCAAGATCACCTCTGGCTCTGGCCTGTTCTGCGTGATAGTTTTTTAAGAAAATCTTGTCTTGATATGAACTTGCAGGTACTCCTGCGGTTTTGTAAGTTTGAGCAGTTGGACTATCAAACCCCTGCGCGAAATAACCACCATGCCCATACGCTTGTGCGCCTTCACCAGTGCCGATCTTGCTAAAGTCAAACTTCTCAAACGCATGTGGTGAACCATGACTGGCTTTAAGCGCACCAATAATTGGCAATGCTCCAAGCGCGGAAAGTCCTGATTTTTTCCATTCTCCTTTTTTTGCTGCTTCTATTGCTTCTCCAGCAGCTATTGGAGCGTATAGATCAGTTGCTCCAAGCGCCTGTTGAGCAACATCGCCATAGCTGTATGGGGCTTCCATTCCATATCGTGAATAGAGTCCTAATGGATCTGCTGATTCATTTAGTTTGTCATTGATTGATTGGCGCAAATCTATGTTCTGACCCGCACCAAGCATTTTTGCAAGCGTTGCAGATCCAAGTGCTGTTGCGACTGGATGAGAAGCAAGCAGATTAGATTCATTTGTGCGCCAAGGGTTGAATGCAGCATATTTTGATCTAATTTTTGATGGATTTAAAACCGCAACATGTTGTGCCGCTTTGGAATCAAAAAATGGATCATCAGACAAATTTTCAAACGTAGCAAAATCAGCGCGTTTTGCTTTTGATTGCAACAAGTGTTTATTAATCTTTTGTTCTTCATCCACAAAATGCTGACCACCAATGTCAATTGCTTCGTTTTTGCCTTTTAAAGCAATTAATGGCATGACATTTTGACCAGCCAAATTGTTTTTATAAAACTGTTTTTCCAGTTCTTCGGCTTTTGATAATGCAGCATCATAAGCATCCCAGTCTCCAGCATTTGCATACTTTTGTGCCTCATCCATTAAACGCTTAACTGGTGCGTGTGTTGCCGCATAGTGAGAATAGCTGACAGCAGTGCTAGGATCACTGACTGTCCAAAATGCTTGTTTTGCAGATTTTGCGCCAGTACTAGATCCATATTTTGCTGGATCTAATGCTGTAATTTCTTCTGCTCCACCATGATACAAGTCAGAAATTCCCGGCTGACGCATAGCTTGCATTCTTTCAAATGCAGTATTCTGCAATGGCAAACCTAGACCACCTTCAGATTCTGGAAGTGAAGCCACCAAACGCGCAACAAATTGATTTTGCTCTGGTGTTAAAGTTTTAAGCCATTCAGCAAGACTAGCCATCAACCGTTCCTATCTGTCTGAGTCCAAAAGATACAACTGTAGTTCATGTCCACCATTGGCTTTTCATGATAGCTATTGCGATAACAGATCCCAGATCGTGATGCATCGTTTAAGCGTTCAAAGTACATGCAGTCATCGCATAGCCTTGTAGATCTCTTTGAGCTTTCGTTGGTAGTGCTCGCACTTTTGTGCATCATCTGGACCTTTGGAACCATTACGCATAGCGTATTTTATGATATTGCCTTTGAGATAACCACAGAATTCTTCTGGAGTCAAGACAGACTCCATGATTGTCCAGGGTTGTATTGGCATGTCTTTGTAGTGTGATCCACCAATTTGGTAATCGTCTGCTTTAGGTTCGTATGGTTCTGTGTTCATCTTTCCCCCCGAGCCTTGGCAAGTGCGGCTTTTGTTTCAAGGATGAAGCCATTTGGCGGATGTTCTTCTATCGTGCTTGCATAGCAAACGATTGCATCAAGATAGGGTTCTAGGTTCGCCAATGCTTTGTATAAATCCGGCGCGGCGGCGATTAGTTTGAAGTCCTCACGCTCGGCGGGAACATCAATATTTACATAGAGTTCTATTTCTGAAGAAGGTCCATATCCCAAATGTGGCAGCCAAGGTCCGGGCGTAAACTTTGGTTCGCTCACACTTCCTCCTTCACAAACATTCCTTCCTTCGTTAAATATCCCTTACGATCTTTAATCGTGTCGTAAGCCCCTTCTAAGGCTCGCAGGAGAGAGATACCAGCTAGGTCGCTACCAAGGATTATAGTTACGAGAATGTCGCCGTATGCGTCTGACATTGCCTCTAGATCATTCTTGTTGATTGCATCTAGAAGTTCAGTCACTTCCTCAAGTGTTTTGATCGCTTGAGTCATTGGATTAGAGTTAGGGATGATCTTGCGCGCTTCAGCCCAGCGTAAAACGTTGAGTTCTAGTTCTGTGTAACTGCTCATGCTTCTTCTTCCCATTCGATGCGGATGCAGGCGACTCTGTCGCAAACCGTGTCCTGATCGGCTTCTTTTTTTGTGTAAAAAGCGTGGCTCAAAGCCGCAGCCCATATCGGCCCAGCTTTATAAACATTCACCCACCCCTCGCGCTTCACGATCTTGGGTTTGATGCGGTATTCATTATCGTCATACCAACTCGGTAAATGGCAGAGAATCCAGTTACCATTTGTTTTTGTTTCAATCTCCTCACCCTCTGCCCACGCATGGATGACATCAGCGTGCTTGTGTCTAGCCATTACCGCACTCTCCGTGTGTAAGTGACACACCGCGTATCTAAGCCATCTGGCTCTGATTCAACGCACTTGAATTCACGTTCTGAAAGATTGACGGATCTAGGCGATAGCACTACACCAGCAAGTAAGGTGATGCTCAATAGCCCAACCGCCCAGTAGATCCAGGAATCAATAAACCATGCACCAAGACGTTCTATCGTTTTCATAACTTTCACTCATTTTTGTTGTCTGAACTTCTCCCAGCGCTGTCTAGTGACTGCACTGGCTGTCTCTTTTTGTAAGCACCCGCAGCTCTTGCTACGACCACGAAGGACGTTTGCTGCTAGTGCGGATCGTACTGTACCACAACGACACTTCAAAACCAACACTCTTGGTGAGGTGTGTCCATCAACTTGCTGATAACGCTCTGCCTCACCAAGTACAGTCCAATAGCTGAAGGTCATCCCGGTTAGATCCTTTTGTTGATATTTGACTTTACCCATGTAGCTTTGCCTTTTGCTCTGGCAGCAACCTTGGTAGACCACACCAGTGAGTGAACTGTCCCTCTGGATAGTGCTGGCCAATGATCGCTTGTCCATATTCTGTGCGTAACAGCACCTTAGTTCCCTTTGGTGGAGGATATTGCTTTACGCATTTCCAGATTGGCTGTAATTCAGATATATATTTTTCACTCATACTTTTCTATTGTTACTAATAAAGCACCGTTAATTACTGGTTCACCATAATAAATATAAATGCGTTTTACTTGATTATCGTTTTGATAAATGATTCCTTGCAGTGCGTCTAGTGTTGCTTTAAGGCAGTTGTCCAGATCGATCACTGTCTTGCTCGCTGCTCCACGGATCGTCATCTTTGGTTGAAGCTCTATTATTAAACTGACATCCTTAAAGAATAAGTTGTGTTTGTATTTACTAGCGATGTACTTCACTTCGTTCTTGTAGCGAGTCGCTTCTTTCGACTGCACCTGACGACCCTTGTAGACGCGCCAGATCTTGTTCATGGAGACTGGGTAAGGCAGTTGTAGTGTAAGCATACTTCAGCGTCTGGGTTGTTTCCGTACTCTAGTACTCTCCCCTAAAGGGGAGAGAGTACAGAGTACTACGGAAAATCAACAACTTACCGTTTCCGTACTTAAGTACTTAAAGTACGCCTAAAGTACTAGAGTACGGACCCATTTGAGCCAGCCAAGATCATCATTTGAGACTTGTATGGCTCGGCTATGACCCTCCATCCTTCAGCGTAAGACTCTATTATACAACTATTCAGAAGCATCCCAACAAGGTAACGTGTGTCGGTTGGATTGCAGTAATTTTTAGCTGTTTGTTCTGCATATCCATGTTTATTTATTAAATAATCTTTTAATTGATTCTTGCTTAAATAAGGGTATCCGAGATTAACAATATAGTTATTACATACCCAAGCATTTGTAAATGTTTTAAAGTATTGAACCAGCTTTGATTCTATTTTTGTCGTCTGCTCTTGTGCGTCAATCACTACGCAAGTTGAAGCATCTTTCCCCCACTTTGTTTTTCCAGTCTGTATGATCTCAAGATCAAAAAATATCTCTTCATTTTTTCCAGGTAAACCACGTTGCTTGGTGATTTTAACTTTGCGAATATTATCCTTTTCTTCAACCTCTAGTTCAGTGTCAACATGCGCTCTCATCCCAGACCAGCCACGCGCACCAGCGCTTTGATTTTTCCCGGCATGGTGAATGATGGTCAGATGTGCATTAGCGCTGTTCTTAAGCATGTCCATGCGCTCCATGATTGCTCCCATGTCCTCACCAGAGTTTTCATTCGCACCAGCGCTAACTCTTGCAAGTGTGTCAATGACAATCATTTGTGTTTTTAAGCCAGTGCGCTCTTCAGCTTCTTTGATCGCTTG